GGTTCTTTCAATAGGTTAGCAAGTTCGTCTGCGCTAAAACCAGTTAATCCCAAATCAAAATTCAGATCACCCAATTCTTTTAATTCTATTTTTAAAAGACTTTCATCCCAACCAGCATTTAGTGCCAGCTTGTTATCAGCAATGATGTATGCTTTCTTTTGTTCTTCTGTGAGGTGGGATGCTTCTAGTGTGGGGACTTCTGCCAACTCAAGGTGCTTTGCAGCCATGACCCGACCATGCCCTGCAATGATGCCCTTATCCCCGTCAATGATAACAGGGTTTAGAAATCCGAATTCTTCTATGCTTGCGGCAATCTTTATGACTTGTTCAGAACTGTGCGTCCGACTGTTTCGTGCATATGGCACCAAATCATTTGTAGGGACCATCTTGTAATTCAGCTGCGCCATTCTTGCGTCCTTCCATCAAAACCTTCCTTTTCAATGTAGAGGAAAAACGATGCGAACGTAAGTTGTAAATTATCTTTATTCCAAGTTTTTCGCATAAATGCCGCCCCGTAAACACAACATCTTTGTATTCTTCGCCTATGATCCTAACGTCTATCTTTCGAAGTTGCAGAATATCAAGCAAATCGCTTTCGGTTTGGTACGGTATGATTTCGTCAACAAATTCGACCGCCCGTAACTGGGTATATCTTTCGACAACAGACTGCATGGGCGGCAACTTTTCGGGCCGTTCAATGCTTGGATCAATATGCAAAGCACAAATCAAGAAGTCGCAATGGCTCCTTGCTTCCTCTAACATTGAAACATGACCAGCATGTAAAACATCAAATGCTGATGCCGTAATTCCTATTTTCATGACCACCCCTGTGGTGAATGGGGCCGAAGCCCCAATCTAAAAGTATTTTTAGAACGGGATTTCATCGTCCAGTGGATCAGCTTGATGCTGGGGTCCGTTATTTCTTTCTGGGCTCTGATCGTAACCATTGTTTCTTTGTCCGTCTGAGCGATCAGATGATCCCCCCATAAACGTGAAATTATCTACGCTTAACTCCAGCGAACCTTTGTCATTGTAAACCGAAACGCTGGGTCGACCAGTACAAGCAATCTTGGTTCCCTTCTTGATATAGGGTTCAAGGCTTTCAGCCCGTTTCCCCCAAATCGAACAGCGAACCCATGTTGAGTCTTTTTTCGCACCGTTACGATCTTTTCCATTATCAATCGCCATTGAAAAGCTAAGAACCGCATCGCCATTCTGCAAAGTTCTTAATTCGCTATCGCGACCCACTGTCCCCGCTGCCGTTATCATCAACATCTTTTTGTTCCTTTCCATAGAACCGTTCTGTTAATCCATGCTTTCGCATGAAGTTTATCACTGCCCTAGCTTGATCTTTGCTTGCAGTGCCCCTTGCGGCTATATCGTCCACCCCATAACCGCTCTTTAAGTCGCGCAGAATAGCCCGCACGTCCTTATCTTTTATTTCGTTGCACGTTTTTCCCATCGCGGATTTCCTTCGGTAAACAGTCGGCACAATACCATGTACCCAGTTTACCGTGTCTGATGGATACGCCAACCCCAAATGAGCCGCCCCAAACATCACCGCACACAGAACAGGGATGCCAGAACACCTTGCCCTTGCACCCACGCGCAGGCCTCATTCGTGGCGTTCTATCATCCGTCGTTTTCACTTCGGCCAATCCGATGGACGATAGCCATCCAAGTACGCTTGGATCAAGCGAACCATTCTTGGGGCTGGCTTTCTTGCCGTGGCCTTGTCTTCTGTCATCTCCAACCGTCTTACAGTATGCGGGTCGGTATCAAGAATAACAGCCAATTCGCGCTGCTTTAGCCCCAATTCCTGCCGTGCTTTTTTTATTTGATCTGGTGTCATTGCTTCCCCTTTGGGTGTTTGGGGGCCGAAGCCCCCGAATTTAGAAGTTATAGTCATAATGATAGCAAGGCTTATCAGCCAATCTGTAACGGCGACCGTATTTATCAGCGAACATCTGAACTTCAGTTGGCTTGAAATCATTACGTCCGCATCTCTCAGTATAAGAATATTTCTTGCTGTAACGAATGCGGACTGTCTCAGCTTCTTCGTCGCTTGTTATGATCCAACGCTGCTCACTATTGTTTACACAGTGACCAGAAAATCCACCAGCTATGATTTCTGGCTTCCAGCTTGGGTCTTTCTCAACATTCATTGGGCGGATTTCGATTGTCTTGTCTGATACAACACGAACAACTTCGTATGGGTGAACGTCTGAGTATCCGATATAGTTTGCGTATTTCATTTTTTTAATCTCCATTAGGCGGGGCTTGATTGCCCCTATAACCCGAATATAGGGACAGTTAGCCCTACTTACAAGTCGTAAAATAAAAAAATGTTACCAATCTTCTGCTAGTTCAATTTCCCGATAAATCCAGTCGGTGTATTCCTCTAGCAGAAGTTTTCTTAAGCGATCGGAAATCACCGTCCACCGCTTCGCTGATTTAATGGTGCCAATGTCTATTTCGCACCAAGTTGGTTCGTCTGACCCGTACCGATTGGAACCGCCAGTCTGGAAGTCGTATTTAACCAACAGTTCAATGTCAAAGCCGCGAACGTTTAATGTCATCTCTATTTCATTCATGATCAGTTCCAGTCTAATTTTTAATATTCTTTGAATGTTCCGTTGTCGGTGTTCCAGTAATAACCAGAATAATATGCAACCAATTCATCTTCTGTCATGCCATCTTTCCCGATCTTCGTTGAAGCCATCGTTGCTCCAAGGTAATAGTGTGGCTCCGTATTCCGCCCATAATAGCTGTCCGCCGCGCCCCGATCAAAAGGGCCGCCATGCCGTGCGTCAAATTCAATACCGTTATATGTCTCTGTCTTTGTCATGTCCGTTTCTCCTGTAGAAAGGCGGGGCCGAAGCCCCTAGTTAATTATACGTTCCGTAATTCTTCGATTGTCATGTCGCGTTCCTCTGGGCTCATTGCACGAAAATCATATGATTGTTGATGGCTTGGGCGGAACCCATAAACCTCTTTGTGGAAGTCTGAATAGAACTGAAAATCCATTTCAATGTTCTCTGGTGTATCAATAACAATCTTTGAAAGATCGCGGATTACCAAGGTGGACCAGTTCATGCCATCACCACGTTGCGCGACAATCTTTCTTGCCTTACCGATAGCATTGCGCGTGGTCTCCCCAGTAACTTTCGCTTCGACGTAATCTTGTTCCAGCACGTTCCAGTATTTAAAATTGACTTCGATCATTTTTCCGTTCTCCAGTTTAGGCGGGGCTTGATTGCCCCATGCACTTAATATAGGGACAGTTGCCCCTATACTCAAGTCGTAAAATGAATTTTTTTTAGGCCGCGCGTTTTTCCGCTTTTAGTATCCCAGCCTTACAAGCGTTACGGTTCCACTCTGTGGTCCCTATCACATTCCAGCACCAATGGCTTTCGGCCTCTGGATGTCCTGCATGCCACAGGTGATAAAATTCACCAGTGCAAAAACAAATAGCCTCAACCCCAAAATCTGCTGGGTCAAGGTCTATATCTGCCATTTACCGTATGCCCCGCAGATGAAGCCCAAGACCAGCGATCATTCGCCCGACCGTGGCTTTCAGCCAATTCAACTTTGAATGTGTTGCCAGCTTTAGAAACAAACCATCCGCCAGTGTATTGGATTAGTTTAATATCAGCCAGCAGTTCGCCCTTTGTGCCGTTTGTAAAATCAAAAACTTTCATCGTATTCTCCTGCATTTAGCGGCGGGGCCTGATTGCCCCTGCACTTGATATAGGGACAAACAGCCCTGTCATCAAGTCGTAAAATGAATTTTTTATAACATTCCGTCTAAAATAATTTTGAACTTGGATGTCGGCAGGTGGGCAACTATTTCCTGATCGTCATAGTCATTTCGCCTATTTGCTGATTTCTTGCTGATCCGAAAGTCGGCAGTCAAAGCGTAATCATCCATGTCGGCAAATCCGATCCTGTCCGCCCACTCAACAACAAAATAGCAGGGAAGCCCTGTGATGCCCTTCGAACTATGCCACGCAACCAACTTGGTCATGCTTATCATCACAGTCGGAAAGTCGTTGAACCTACACCGCAGCTTTCTGAATTCCAGCAGCGCAAGAGGCTTTTCCCCCCTGTGTGCAATGAAATCAAACTGTGACAAACGCTTCTGCCTAAGTACTTCGCATTTCCACTTTACCGCCAAGAAATCGGCAAGCCTCTGCTCATTTTCAAAGTCCTGCCTGTTCTCATAAATTGGCTTGTTCATGCTTACCTATTAAAATTTCTAATGCCATGATCGGTGACCAAGAATAGATGTCCTTCGCAGTCTTCTATTTCTTCTGGCGACCACATCCGCACGTCGTCGTCTTCTGGGTCACAGACGTAAACAGCAAAACCTTCTGCAAAGGCGACTAGAGCAAATGTCATGTTGTAACTGTAATGCTCAAACACTGGCGCACGGTCTGGTGTCTTCGATTGGGTCATGTGAATTTGTCTCCGTAAATTCTAAAAATTAGCGTCCTTGGTCGCAATCAATCGGTATTGCGCGATGCGTCTATCATTACCTATGTCGATCATCGTCGTTTCAATGTGATGCCCTGTGTCCCGTAAATCTTTGATCCGCGCGGCAAGTCTGAATGATCCGTAAAGGTTTAATGCTTCGACAGCCGTGATTGATTTCCGTGTCTTTAGGTGATGCAAAATTTGGTGTGTTTGATTTCCCATGGTATCCCCCATTGGTTGGTGGGGCCGTGGCCCCGATTGATTATGCTGCAAGGTCTGGACGGTATCCGAACTGGACGAAGCCGACATGTGCGACAACCGCGACTGTACCGTCTTCTGAAACCAAGACGTCACTAACCGAAACCGACGACATGTTGTCGTAACCCTGAATTTGGCTTTCTGGACCCATGTTCCCAACTTCAAACGCATCGTTGCAATCCTCTGCGGTGATTGTAGCAACTTTTGTGTACAGGTTAGCATCAAATGCGTCTGACGCATACGCCCCGATATTGTATCCGCGGAAGTCCATCACCATGCGGACTTTTGCGTTATGCTTTTCGCTTGACCCGCCATTGTTCACGGCTTCGATGTCTGCGGCTGAAAGGCGGATTTGATAAAGGTCGAATTTCATCTCAAGGTCTCCAATTTGAGCGGGGCTTGATTGCCCCTGTGCAATTAGACATAGGGGCATTTGTCCCTATGTTCAAGTCTTTTTTTTAAATATTTTTATTTTTATATTCGTACACCTCAATTGGCAGCGTTTCATCACTATGCGCTTGGATCAATTCACTGCCGTAAACTTCAATCTTGGCAGCTTCTTTTTCCGTAACGCCACGAAGTCGCGCCATGATCCGAATGTGATTTCGCCATTCGTCCATCGTCATGCGCTGACTGTGAACCTTTGACATGTAATCGCTCATGTCAAATCCACGCCAGTGCGCATCGCGTTCATCACGCAGCAATCCAGCTTTCATCAATTCCTTGGCGATCCAACCTTTATTAAATTGCCCGTGCGCACGGCCCTTAAAATGAGCGAACATATCGCTTCCAGTTTCTCCAGTGAATATCTTGATCGCTGTTTCTAAAGCCTTGGTCTTATCAAAACTCTTTTCCGATTTAGCTTCAATTCCCTTGGCGGCATCAATCGCCTTGATAATTAAATCGTTCACAGGCCATGTGTTCGATTTACGCTTAGACGATAATTCAATCGCCGCGCGTTCAAATGTTCCCCGTATGTGGTCTTCTGTAGTGTCGTTTGGAAATCTTTTATTCACAGAACGGGCCAATAGTTCTAGGTGATCCTTCGTCTGCTTTTCGGATTTCAAATTTCTTGGCAAATCGTAAACACTTAACAGTTCGATTAATTCACCAAGTACCAATTCCATGCGCTCATTGTATTCCATTATTCGTCTCCCCAACGTTCCTGATTTAACCATGTGGCGAAATGTGGGATGTATTGCTGATCCTTCCCCGCCATCTTTTTACTGAAGGCATTTACGCCATCATAGATTGTTCCAAAGTTCACTTTTTTCAGGGCAGCTTTCAAAGCCTTTCTGGCCCCACCTTTACCAACCTTGCGTGGGTACATATCCCACAATTCTTCTAGGTCCATTTCAAATAGTTCCTGCTCAGAAGGTAAAGTCCAATCTCCTTCGTCTTCAGTAACAGGTTCACCACCAAACAAATCCAAGTCACCGTCAGGTGACGTAATAGTACAATATGGTTTAATATCTGGTTTAATATCTGGTATAGGATTGGGGTTTTTATCAAATCCATTTGCTAAATTTGACAAATGGACTTGCGAAATAACGCTGTACCATTTGGTTCGGTCGTATCCTTTTTTGTTAAAATTGCCTTCAACTATCAAACCGCTTTCCAAAAGGTGTTTGATTGCAGTTCTTATCTGCGATGTTGTTAGGTAAGAAAACATTTGTTCGAATGCACTAATGCTGTTGTACGTCCAGTATTTGCCTTCGTGAAAATGCTTTTCGTTTGCTTGGTTCTTTTCAATCCAGAAAACTAGGTTCTGATAGATTACTGCTGCATTTACGCCGACCTTTGCGGCTATGTCTGGGTCGAATGAATGTAAAGCCATTTTTAACTCCTATTGTAATTTGGAGCAGGGTGATGTAATCTGACCCTACTGCTGCTGATTGCTTCTAGTCATGCCACTACTCACCGCTTATCTTGGCTAGACGCACACTGCTACGCGCTATGGTTAAGTCCTTCCCTATGCGCCTGTCGAACTGATACTCTCCCAAATATCAGTTCTGCCTCAATAAACTGCGGGGCTTCGGCCCCGCTTTTTATCTTCTACATGTTGGCAAACTAAATTCAATCGTTTTTCTTCCAGCCGTTCATCAATAAATGTTTCGGCATCTTATCAACCAAGTTAGCCCCCTTTTCAGTGACCCGCCAATTCGATCCCTGTGTGGATATAACAAAGGCATCGCCTTCATCTGGGTCCGCTCTTTCCACAAGTCCGTTGCCCTCAAGGCTCAACATCTGACTGCCGTGAAGACCAATACTGGACGCAGAAAACACATTTCCCCAACAGGCTGCCTTGTATATTTTACTTAGCGCATTGATATTTGATTTCGTTAATTTTACCGTCATCTTCTCAACCTTATGCAAAAGTTATAATCTGTTCGACTGCTTTCCGCATGTCATCATCAGACCAACCAGTCAAAAATTCCTGCAAGATTATATCCAGAACATCACTGTACAATCGTTCGAATTCGTCCTGCTCCATATTCCCAAAAGCAATGCTCTTGGGCGTTGCGCGAACTTCACCAGTCGGTGTCAGTTCCACATTGTAATGCCCCGCCTTTACGATCACATAAGAGCGGAACATATCTTGGCTGCACCTTGCCATACCATATTTCGTGCTTATTTCGGGCCAATCATGGTTTTCATACGCAACATTTAGCATCGCAAAGAATTTCCTATGAAACCCGCCATTGCGCGGCGCAGAAACCAGTATGCTGATCGGGGTTCCTGACTTCTGCTTATGGAACCAATCCGCAGCCTTTTGATCAGCTGGGATAAGTCCCATATGGGTTTTAGTGAACTCTAATGTTGGCATATGATTTATCGTCACCATTGAGCGCGTTAATTATCGCACTTAATTGATCCAAGAAGGCTCTGACCTCTGTTTCTATTTCTTCGACAAGTTCATCGTCTCTGTGAACCCGTTGAACGTATAACTGCATATGGTCTGGAAGCCTTGGGTCATAGCTGACAAAATCGCACCATTCTCTGCCAGTACACATCATCTGGGCGTGCATCTGCAAAATATATTTCCGTGCGATCTTATCCGTAATCAGCGTTTCAATATGGGTCTTGGTATTTGGGCATTTTATTTCGACAAGCCCATCGGTTCCAACCAAACCGTCAGGCGATGCGCCGAAGTCCGCTATTTCTGGGTGGGGAACAAACCCCACCTCTGTTACCATATGCTCTGTGAGGAACGCATAGAATAAGCGCGCGTCCTTTTCATGCTCTATGCCCCATTCCATTGCTGAATTGGTGAAACCACCAACCATTGATCCAGTAAGACGCTCAACAAGAAGGTCGGTCATATAGTTTTCACGCGATGCACCGTAACCAGATTTTGTTTTCGCCATGACATCTGCAAGCCGTGATGCAGTGACCTTACCCAACCGAACACGCAACCATTCATCTGTACGCTGTTCCATTATTCTACAGTCCCTTCTGGCATCTTCTGAGCCTTTACGCTGACCATAGAAATAGCCTTTTCTAATTGTTCATCAGTCAGATCATGCAACGTCTCAACGCGGAAATGCTTGCAAACACCATCAGCTTGGGTATTCGTCTTTTTCATAAGACCCAACAAAACGTCCATTTTCTTTCTGCGTTCCTCAACGTCCATAGCTTTCGGTGCACTTTTTGCCGCAGCATTTCCGTCATCATCTTCTGGGGCGATCCCAGCCATTGTCATCAACCCATACCGCCGCGCATATGTGACCGCAGAACCATAACCCTGCATGTCATTCTTTTGAACGATAAGCGGAACGCGACAGCCCAACTGCTCCCCGCTTTCGCCGTGAATTAAGATGGTTTCAACAAATCGACCATGATCGTCTTCGCCAGTAGGTTGGATAACTGCTATCCCAGCCTCATTGAGTGCTGGCAAGCAAGCATCCATGACGGATGAAAGGTCAGCATACTTTGATTTAAAATGTGGATTGCTGGATTGCTTTAAGGCCGTACCCATATTCATTTGAGCCTTAGCCAGTGCAGATGCGATATTTTTTGTCATGTCATTACCCCAAAACATAGCCGACGAACAAACCGCCGAACAGAATACTAAACAGTGAAAGCGCACCAATTAGGTCACCAATAATTTCAAAAGCGTTGCGATTTTTAATGATCGCCAAGATTTCTTCCTTTAGCATTTTTTTGTCCTTCTTGCTGATTTCTTGTACAATCCTTGTGGCATTCTTTTAAATATTAATCAAGTTTTATTTGCAAATAAAAAATTCTTT